GCGGATATGATAACGCCGTTTTTTGATATGACCGGGGTTCCGCCCCCGAACGACGGCGGTGCGATTGGGGGTCAAACGAGCAGAGCGAGTAGCAGTGCGATTGGCCGTGCGATGAGTAGCGCGTTGGGGACAACTCCGTCGTTCGGGGGCGGAACCCCGGGCGGAACCCCCGGCGGACCCCCCGGCGGAACCCAGGGCGGCAGTGCCAGTGAACGCCGTATATTGAACTCCGGCAAGGGGTCTAGCAAACGCAGTGTCAGTGAAACCAAGAAGAAGTATGTAGCCGCGCAACAAGGATGGAAATGCGGTGACTGCCAGCGTCAACTACCCGCATGGTTTGAGGTCGACCACGTGATAGCTTTAGAACATGGCGGGTCCAACCATGTAGATAATTTAGTGGCTTTGTGCCGAGATTGCCACGGGAAAAAGACGGCGATGTCATTTTTATGATTTGTTAGGTGAATGAATATTGAATCGCCAACAACAAGCGTAGTGGTATTCGCATTATTATATCTTATAATTATAACTGGGTCTGGTTGTTAGAATTATAAATGGATGATTCGAATTCATCCGTTACAAAGTTAATAGACGTATTACCATTGATTATTATATCCGTTATTGTTCTCGTCGGATTTTTCACATGGGAAGTATTCACACAACATCTTGCGCCGTTTATATTGTTGATAACCAGTATTCTATTTGCGATATGGTTATATTCCGGTGATGTCAAATCTTATCTTCGATGGAGAGACGCAAGTAAGGCTATAGGCGGTGACCCAATTATTCCAGACCCAGGTGATAAATTAAACCTAGATGGGGTAAAGATTGTAGCTGCATTAATATTATTATTATTCGTAACCGGATTAACACTAGGTATTACAAGTTATAAAATCGGTAAAAGTATCGAGAGCACATCAACTCAAATCAATGTGATGAATACATTTGGATATGGTTTCATGGGTATTGGTGGTATTATTATCTTAACACTTCTATGGAAAGCGTTTCAGTCATCGAACGACGACGGTGGGGCGGGCGGTGCCGGAGACGGCAGTTCGAATATATTCAAACTCATAGGCGCCGCACTCGCGTTTTCCGTATTTGGTATTTTTATGGCGACACGTGCCGCGAATCTTAAGACTGCCGAATCACAACAAGTCATAGATACGGACGCAGTACCAACATCGATTGCGAATACCGTATTGCATATTGGTGTCGTAATGCAAGTCATCGCGCTGTTGGTGGCGTTGTATATGTTGTATCGATACAAGTTATTTCACATGGACCCTAGTGATAGTAAATTTAAGCTGTTATATAAGTTCGTGCCATTTATAGTTACGATTTTCACAGGTATCATGTTCATAGTAGTCCACTACAATCCCAACCTTTCCGCTAAAGGTGTCGAGGAAGGAACCGACAGAAATAACATGTACGCTGCGCATGCAATCGTGTATTTTGTTATTGCAGGAATAACTCTACTGATGGCACTTGGAGAAATGAATACAATTACAATATTCAAGGGTATCGGTATACTTGCAGTAGTGGGGTTAATCGGTGTATTTCTTTGGAACTTCATCGCATTGAATAGAAATGATAATTTCAATTTAAACGTGGAGGAAGACGCAAAAAATGGGAACGCATATTATCAACAGGTGCGCGATGAAGTCATCAAAGAGTTGAAGGCATCTGGAAAACCAGAAGACGTAACCGATACGGTCATAGACCGTAAAATACAAGAGCGTGTCGACGAGTTGAACACATCGAACCAAACTGCTGTGTTGACAGCGAATAATATGTTGCTAATCATTGTGGTCATTCTTACGATTATCATCGGACTAATGTACGCCGCGAAAATGAAAATCGTTGAGTGTGCGGCACTACCTGTGTCTATCAAGAATGTTTTTACCAGAAAATGTGATGCTACTACAGATTACGTAAACAATCCAATATTAACTAAACAATTCACGAATGACGGAGGGGGTCCTGCAAATATCGAGAAAATGACTGGCGATGATTGGGATGAAGTAATGAAAGAAACATCTGGCGGTGCTTTTAGCCCGGTCGGTGTGACTCTTGCCTCCATGTCGCGATGGATTCCATTTTTTACAATTATTCTCATCATTCTTTGTGTTTCGATTTTGTTCACAAATGTAACCACATCCGAAGCCACAATGGAATGGATTGCGAAATCGTTCCGCGGCGATATGTTCCCGAAAGTAAAAAGTCTCCTTGATACGTTTTTTATTGTATTTATTGTTGGTCTCATATTATGCTCAATACTAGTATTACCGATGGTGCGGAAACAGAACGTGGGTGGTTTAGATGTGATTAGCAAGTTCATTAATTCGATTCAGGTGTGGCAATATAATGAAGACTCTACGCTGAATCGGATGAAAATTATTGTCGCTGTTGTTGGTTTTCTTGTAGTATTTTTCTATGGGTTATCATGGTATTGGACTTATCTTAGAATAAGAGGTAACAACGACCCAGCTCTCCCTGACAGATTTATACTACCATTAGTGTTGGTTATTCTTTTTGCGATTTGTTGCATTCCTGCGTTTTATCATATTCCAGGAAGCGAAGTTCATAAAGATTTCGAGAAGGACGGTATGTTTAAGCGCGGGTTACGACTCTTCTTTACATCGGCGTACTTGGTTCCATTATTGTTGGTTGTCTTCTTCAAAATCGTTATATATGGCATTATATACTTATTTGAATGGGCATGGGCATGGGTGAAAGCAAAAAGAAATGTAACATATTCACCAATGCTTAAAGAACCATTGGAGAAAGAATTTGCAAAACTCAATTTCACAAAATGGCATGCAGCGACCCTCCCCGACAGAGGAACCGATCTTCGAATGTTTGGTAGATTGTTTGGTGAAATCTTGATACCGAAGGATGTTGTATCAGGAGGGGCACCCGTTCTCGCACCCGCCGCAGCAGCCGCAGCCGCAGCCAGTTCGCCCCCGCCTACATCCACACCAGCGAATAATACTGAAACCCCTGAACAAGGCAAAGTAAATGCAGTCGGTCAACTCATCAAGGTGATATTCATCGTGATTATATTCGTCATACTGATATTATTTATTGTGTATACTGTCTACAAAATCAGTGCCGAAAAACAACAACCTGATGATGCATCTGCTACTGCCGACGGCGGGTTTGTAGCGCAACTTAACACGCCCACTGCCCACGCAATATACATTATTATGGCCATCGTCGCAATCGCCGGTTTTGTCGCATATCTTCGAGAAAAGTTCAAATCGGCCAACACGCAAACCCCCGAAGACTACGTATTCAACGACCTTAAACCGGAAGATTCGAATAGCCCGATGCGCCAACTCACATTCGGAATGACGCATATTATTTATATTATACTGATGATTGTTGTTTGGGCATATGATACGGATAAGGATGACAGAGGCCGTATGTCTGTCATTGGAATGACATTTTTGGGTATCGCAATTATATTCTTTCATTACGTCTTAGAGCTCATCGATAACAAGTTACCCTCGGAACCAGGTGCAGCGGCAGATGCACCCCGAGCACCAATGTCGAATCTCTTATCAAATATCCGCTTCATCATCAATACGGTGTTTTTGATTATCTTAAGCATTCTTGCGTATTATAAGCAACACGGTGTTATGGTCACACTCATCGTGATTATGTTCTTATTTCATCTTTCAAAATCGATTCTTGGTGTGAAACTATTGAAACTCTTGTGGGCCTGTATTATTTATATTCCTTGTCTCTTCTTGGACCTTCTCAATAGTTCACAATCTGCAGTTGGCGACACAACTCGTACCATCTGGGTTATTGTGGCCATCGAATTACTTCTCATCGCCATTTTATATGGTGGACCTTACCTAGTGAACTATATCGGCGCATCCGCCTCTCAAATTGTCGCGAGTCCTGTTTCATTGAAGCAGTTATATGACACGAATCTCACCACCCAAAGCAAGGAGATTTTCATCTACCATAATACGGGCATTGACCGTACAGATGCAGACAAGGTGGCAAACTGTGCACCAGAAGAGAAGAAGAGGTATCATTACGCGATTTCTGGTTGGTTTTTCTTGAATAATAATATTAGTACCAAGACCAGCGATTTAGAAATATTCAATTTCGGAGATGTCCCCAAGATGACATATAATCCATCGAAAAATGAGTTGAAGATTATTTGCGACCAGTTGAGTATGGTAAGAGACGGTGGGTCTACTATGACGGAGTTATACAACTCTAGGAAAAATTATAATGCAGTTATTCGGGCAGGCCACTCTACAAATGAAGACGTGAATAAACAAATAAAATCTACGGTTGATATGTCATTGGAAGGCGAAGAATTGGATGCGGATATTCCTCTTCAACGGTGGAACTATTTCGTTATCAATTATGACGGAAAGACGATGGACTTCTTTTTGAATAACAAACTTATATTCAAGAGTGATTTCATTATGCCCGATATACAATTGAAACCGATTACTGTAGGAAGTACTACTGACAATAAGGGGCTTAATGGGTCGATTTGCAATTTCGCGTTTCACAAGTATCCTCTTACGAAGGAGCAAATCCGGTGGACATATAATATGTTGAAGTCGCAAAACCCGCCGATGATTGGAATGTCGACGGTAGAAGACCAGGTCAAAGTGACGGATAGTACAAAGGTGTATTCGCGATGAAATGGAATGGAATGGAATGGAATCATGGACCGCTGACCGCGGTATGAATGTATTATAATATCTACAATATTTATACGAATAATTATTATTATAGATGAACGCCAAACTTGTTCTCGCAGTTGTTATTATTCTTCTATTACTGTATGTCATTTTTAAGGCATTGACGACTACCTATACT